ACCTAAAAACTTTACAAGGGGTAACAATAAAAAAATTTTAACTTTTTTGTAAAATAGTTGTTAAGTTATTGATATTAAAGAGAAATAAAAATTTAGATTACGTTACGTCAACTAAGTAAATAAATTAATATAATAGATATAGTTTAGAATTATTCTAAAGAGATAATAGATATTAATTGACGTTAGGTAAACTTAATAGATAGTTTAACGTTAAACTAATTATTAGATGTTGTTTAAACTTAAACTAATTGATTAGGTATAGTTTAAAGTTGAACGAATAAAATAGTTTAGTGTTAAACTAAAAGTGTAATTCTTTTTGGGATATAGCCCTACAAACTGTAAAAAGTGGTACGTTATCAATTATTTATCGTATTTTTATAATCTTATATTATAAGACTTATCTAATAAAATCAATAAGTTAGCTTAAAATGTCAAGAACTTGACGAATGTGTCAATATTTTGACGCAGCTCCTCATCAAGTGTCAAATTTTTGACAGTAATTTTTAAGAAGGGGGGTACGCGCAAGGGCCACCACCCCCTACCTAGATAGTATATACACACAATGACAGAGATGGGGATTTTTAGGCTGTTAACTACATTAGAAATAGTGGTAAAAATAACACAGTTATAGATTTAGTAGGTGTAAACTAGTAAATTGGAAGTAATAGTTGCAGTAATCCTACATATTTAAATTTATTTTCTATTAATACTTGACAAGGGGGCATAAAGTATTATATAATATACTTAAAGTATACTTAAAGTACTTTATTACTACTTCTTATATAGTATTAATAATATACTTTAAGTATACTTTAACGTAAATCCTAAAAATTTTAATCTTTATTGTCGTTTGTCCTTGACAAAGGACTATTTTGGAGTATAACTAGGGTCATGTCAAAGCCAAAGATGTACGTTAGTGAAAACGTAATAGAAGAATTTTACTCAGCTTTGGCTAATGGAGATGAATTAGAGTTAAGAAGGTGTCACATACCTCGTTCAGATGTATTCTACGTAAGGCAGAAGATCTACCTAGACACTGGCATCAAATATTCATTAGACAGAGTAGAAAGAGCTATGTACCTAGAAGGTATGCTTAGTTCAAAAGATGTATTTCAACCCCACGTAAAAAGAAAATATGGTTAAAGGAGAATAAATATGCCTAAAGGAAAAGGAACTTATGGATCTAAAGTTGGAAGACCACCTAAAAAGAAAATGAACATGGGTGGTATGATGTCATCTACAAAAAGAAAACCTACAAGTTCAGCTACAGGTCTTTCTGGAATGAGAAAAGGTGGAGCTGCTCGTAGGGGTAAATAATGTCAACTATACAAACTTCTTCTGCTCTTAAAGTTGCTAGATTAGACTTAACTACAACAAACAATACCACACTCTACACTGTACCTTCCCGGTATGATGCGATTGTGGAATCTATTATCATCTCCGAAGACAGTGGAAATGCAGATACAATTACAGTGACTATCACTAATTCTGCTTCTGCTGTCTTCAGTCTTTTTAAAGTTAAGTCAATTAGTGCTAATGGTACAGTAGAACTTCTTACTAGAGATCTTCTCCTGACTGCAGGGGATATCCTAAAGGTTCAAGCAGCAACAGCCAACAGACTACACGTAGTTGCATCAATCACCCAGATACCAAACTAAAGGTATGAAAGAGGAAGCAAAGACAGAAGAAGATTTTAAAGATCAAGACAAGGCAGCTTTAAGAAGACAGCTTGCTCAACTTAGAATGGCAAGATACACATTAATGTCTATGGGTCTTTTTACTGCATCAATGTTTTTTGTATCAGTAGAAAGAGTAAACGCTTTGTCAGACATTTCAAATTTATTTTATCTCTCTGGTGCAGGAATTGTAGGAGCTTATATGGGATTTAATTCAAAAAGGTTTTAAGAATAAAACAGCGAGGTATAGATAATGGCAAAATTAGAAAAAATGAATAGATTTGAAATATTAAGGATTATAAAACCTATTTTGAAAGGAACTTTTTTTGATGATGAACCTTTTAATTATCTAATAGGAAATTCTAAAGGTAAAGGTGGAACAGAATTTTTAAGAGATTGGGTTAAAGACAATATGAAGCCTTCTAAAAATATGGAATTTAATAAGGGTGGAGCAGTTAAGAAACCCAAAATGAACAAAGGTGGTGCAGTGCATACAGACTACAGATCAAAAGGTCTATTTAGATGATTACTCCAGAAAAACTAGACTCATGGAGAATAGTTCCAAGATTATTAATACTAGCGTACATGGTAGTATTCTATCAAACGTGTAACTGGTTTATGGATTTACCAGATCCAAACAATGCACAAGCAGGATTTGTTTCTGTCGTAGTAGGAGCAGGTGCAGCATGGTTTGGACTTTATGTAAACAAGGGCAGGTCTACTGTCAGTGTTCAAGCAAAATCAGAAGTAAGGGATAATGTATAATGTTAGGATTATTACCAAGAGGAATACAAATAGCAGGAAAAACAAAAAAACAAATAATGGAGATAATAAAAAAAGCTCCTATAAAATCTAGGTTTAAAAAGTTTCTTCAAGGTGAAACTTTAGGTGAAGCACAAATAAAACCTGCGATTAAAGGACATAAGGCTGTTGTACCTTATGAATTAAAAGCTTTTGCTAAAGGTGCAGGAGGAGCATTATCATTAACTGCTATTTATGATGCTTTAACTTCTGAAATGAAAACTACTCCTACTAAACCTAAATCTGGTCCTATGCGTTTTGCAGGCAGAGGTGTTAGAAACCCAAGTAAAACATCTGCAGAGGCAATAGATAGAAAAAATGTTACTACTGCTAGACCTAGACCTAAACCAAAACCTAGAGTTAAGAAGAAAGACTATTCACCTCCGGGCAGAGGTATAAAAAGAATTACTGTGCAGAAAGGTGATAGGTTAGAAACTATTGCTAAGAGAGAAAATACAACTGTAGATAGAATAATGAAACTTAATCCTAATATAAAAAATAGGAATAAAATTAATACAGGACAAAAAATTATCGTTAGGGGGAACTAATGTTTAACAAAGAATGGTTTCAAAAGAAATTTGGTCAAGGAACAATCTTTGACCTAGACTATGGCAAGTTGCTTATAATAGGACTTTGCCTTTACATTGCTTTTATAAAGGAGTAAAAAATGGTTGATACAAAGCAAGACATAAAGATCTCTGAAGAGATGAAACTAGAGAAGAAGATAGAAGATATGCAACAGCAGTTACATGATCTTCGTTATGGTGATATGGAGAAAGCTTACAAAGAGTTTGAGCAAGCTAAAGAAGTAGCCATAAAGAAGTACAATATTTGGAAGCAAGCTGCATTAAAGCATGGACAAGCTCCAAAAAATATGTTAGTATACTTTAATTCATGGACTTTATGATAACAGTTTTTACTATTACATATTTTATAGTATTAATTTTTATATTAACAACTTTAATTTGGTTATCAAAAAATGATTAGTGCAATTACAACACTATTAGGTTCAGTTGGTGGTCTTGCTACTTCATACTTAGATGGCAAGACAGCCGTTCAGAAAGCTGAAGCACAGATACGTATGAAGGAAGCAACAGGAGACATTGATTGGGATCTTGCTGCTATACGTGCCACTCAAGGATCATGGAAAGACGAGTGGATTTTATTACTGTTTAGTATTCCACTAATACTAGCCTTTACTGGTGACTGGGGTAGAGAAACAGTAGCACAAGGCTTTGCTGCACTTGAAGCTATGCCACAATGGTATCAATTAAGTCTTGGAGGAATTGTTAGTGCCTCAATAGGTATGAAAGGTATTGGCAAGTTTTATGGTAAAAAGAAATTAAAATAAGGCACTTACCTTATATAAGACAGTATTTAGGAGACAGGATGTTTCCTATTACAAAAATAAAACACAGAAATGCCCACACTAGAAAGAGAGAGGAAAGACATGAGCTTTACACTCAGCAAAAAAAGTTTAACAAAATTAAATGGGGTGAACGACTCCTTAGAGAGATGCGTCAAAAAAGCAATAGAAGTGACCAAGATTGATTTCGGTTGCATTTGTGGCATAAGAACTTTAGCAGAACAACAAGCCCTTGTAGATAAAGGAGCTTCACAGACTTTAAAATCCAAACATCTTGATGGTCTAGCAGTAGACCTGATGGCTTATGTAGGAGGGAGGGCTTCATGGGAATTAAATCTCTATGATGACATAGCAGATGCCATGAAGGAAGCTGCAAAGCTTGAGAACGTGGGCATTCGTTGGGGAGCAGCTTGGCATATAGATGATATACGCAGTTGGGATGGCACAATGCAAGATGCTATGAATGCGTATATAGATCTAAGAAGAGGACAGGGTAGAAGACCATTTATTGATGGACCTCACTTTGAGTTAGCATAATGTGGCTACCTATAATATTAGTTTGTACAGCACCTTATGTTGAATCTTGTAATATGATTACAGGGTTAGAACTAATAGAAACAAAAGAAGAATGTTTTGCAGAAGCTAATGTTAAAGCACAACATATGTTAAAAAACTCAATCGTGTATCAAGCTAAACCTGCGTGTCAAATCCTACCTGAAAAAATAAAGAAGTCTACAAAAACAAAAGGAAAAGATATATAATGGCTAGACAACTTACAGAAAAACAACAGAAGTTTCTTGATGTGTTGTTTGAGGAAGCAAAAGGTAATCCTGTTACAGCTAAAAAACTTGCAGGTTATAGTCATGACTTAGCTACTTCTACTATTACTAATGCATTACAAGACGAGATAGCAGACTTAACTAAAAAGTTTTTAGCAACTACAGCTACTAAGGCTGCTTACTCTTTATCTGAGGTTATAGATAATCCTACAGATCTTGGTAATAAAGAAAGAATGATTGCAGCAAAAGATATATTAGATAGAGGTGGATTCGTTAAAACTGATAAAGTAGAAGTATCAGCTGCAAATCCATTATTTATATTACCACCTAAAAATGAAGATTGATAAAACTTGGAAATTACCTAAGCCTGAAAAGACAGAGTATGGCTATGATTGGCAACCTGTAGTTAGAGTTGGAAGGGTTGTACCTTTTGGCTATAAACAAGATGAGAATGATAGAGATATATTATTACCTATTCCTACAGAGTTAGAGTTACTTGAAAAAGCAAAAAAGTATATTAGACAATATAGTTATAGACAAGTTGCTAATTGGTTAAGTAAAGAGTCAGGTAGAGAAATATCCCATGTGGGTTTAATGAAGAGAATTAAAATTGAACAAAAACGTAAGTCAAATGCTTCAGCTCAAAGCTACCTCGCTAAAAGGTACGAAGAAGCGTTACAAAAAGAAGAAAGACTCTCCAAAGAAAGAATTGGAAGAACAACCGATTCAGCCGAAAGTTTACAGTCAGCCTGAAGAAAAACCAACAGAAATAATATTTGAACCTAATAAAGGTCCACAGACAAATTTTCTATCAGCAGGTGAACGTGAAGTATTATATGGAGGATCAGCAGGTGGTGGTAAAAGTTATGCAATGCTTGCAGATCCAGTACGATACTTTAGTAATCCAAACTTTAGAGGATTATTAGTAAGACGTACAACAGAAGAACTAAGAGAACTTATATCAGTTTCTAAACAATTATACCCTTACGCTGTTCCTGATATAAAGTTTTTAGAAAGGGATAAAACTTGGGTAGCACCTTCTGGAGCAACTCTTTGGTTATCTTACTTAGACAGAGATGATGATGTAACGAGGTATCAAGGACAAGCTTTTAGTTGGATAGGATTTGATGAGCTTACACAGTGGTCTACTCCTTATGCTTGGAATTATTTACGTTCACGTTTACGTACTAGTGATACTAGCTTACCTATCTACATGAGAGCTACTACAAACCCCGGAGGTCCGGGACATCAATGGGTAAAGAAAATGTTTGTAGATCCTGCACCTTATAATTCATCTTTTTGGGCAACAGATATAGAAACGGGTAAAACCCTTATGTGGCCTAAAGGACATAGTAAAGAGGGTGAGCCATTATTTAAAAGAAGATTTATACCTGCTACATTATTTGATAATCCATATTTAGCAGAAGATGGAGTGTACGAGGCTAACCTACTTTCACTACCAGAGAATCAACGTAAACAACTATTAGAAGGGAATTGGGATGTTAGTGAGGGATCAGCTTTTCCTGAGTGGAACAGAGCCACTCATGTTGTTGAGCCTTACGATATACCTAGTGGTTGGACTAAGTTCAGAGCCTGTGACTATGGCTACGGAAGTCATACAGGGGTTTTATGGTTTGCAGTCGCTCCTGATGAACAATTAATTGTATATAGAGAGTTGTATGTTTCAAAAATACTAGCATCTGATTTAGCTGATATGGTACTGGAGGCAGAATATGAAGACGGAACTATACGTTACGGTGTGCTTGATAGTTCTCTTTGGCATAAGCGTGGTGATACTGGCCCTTCGTTGGCAGAACAAATGATAATTAAAGGGTGCAGATGGAGACCATCTGATAGAAGTAAAGGGAGTAGAATTGCAGGAAAAAACGAGATTCACAGAAGATTACAAATTGATGAATTTACAGAAGCACCTAGACTGGTGTTTTTTAATAACTGCACAAATATTATCTCGCAACTACCGATAATACCTCTTGATAAAAATAACTCTGAAGATGTGGATACTAATTCAGAAGATCACTTATATGATGCCCTTAGATATGGAATAATGACAAGACCAAGAAGTAATTTATTTGACTATAATCCAGATACACAAAGAACTGGATTTCAAGCAGCTGATGCAACATTTGGATATTAAGGATAAACTATGGTAAAAGATTTACAAGAAATGGCAATGGATGCTGAAGAGTCTGCAGCCCTAGATGATATTAATGTAGATGATTTTAGAGATGAACCTGCAGGTCAGATAGAAAAGTTTGTTAAAGAAAAATATAACAAAGCAGAAACAGCAAGAAGATCTGATGAAGAAAGATGGATACAAGCTTACAGAAATTACAGAGGTCTTTATAGTCCAGAAGTTCAATTCACTTCCACAGAAAAATCCAGAGTCTTTGTTAAAGTTACTAAAACAAAAGTTCTTGCTGCTTATGGACAATTAGTAGAAGTATTATTTGGTGGTAATCGTTTTCCATTAGGTATTAATCCTACAGTTTTACCTGAAGGAGTTGAAGATACAGTTAGTGTAGAAACTAACCCACAACTTAAAGAGGCTCTAGGAGAGACAGAAACGGGTGCTACAGACCCGAATCAACTTTTACCGGGGGAGACACTGCCAGAATTTAATGACCGTGTAGGACCCCTTACAGACGATCTGAGCGCAGTTGAGGATGATGTAGAGTTTAAACCGGGTAAAAGTCCATCTGCTGTACAGTTTCACCCTGCAATGATTGCAGCTAAGAAGATGGAAAAGAAAATACATGATCAATTAGAAGAGTCTAATGCTAAGAAACAATTAAGAGCTGCTGCTTTTGAAGCTGCTTTATTTGGTACTGGTGTTATGAAAGGACCTTTTGCAGTTGATAAGGAATATCCTAACTGGAATGAAGAAGGTGAATATGAACCAGTATTTAAAACTGTACCACAAACTTCTAATGTTTCTATCTGGAACTTCTATCCTGATCCAGATGCAAACAATATGGATGAGGCAGAATATGTTATAGAAAGACACAAGATGTCTCGTTCACAACTACGTGCTCTAAAACGTAGACCTTTCTTTAGAGAAAATACTATTGATAAAGCACTAGACATGGGTGAGAATTATGATAAAGAATGGTGGGAACACACAATGGATGAGAGTAATGAAGATGATTATTCTCAACGATTTGAAGTATTGGAGTTCTGGGGTTTTGTAGATAGAGAAATAATAGAACAATATGATGTAGATATACCTAAAGAACTAAAAGATGTAGAACAGTTAAGTGTTAATGTATGGCTGTGCAATGGCTGTGTATTACGTTTAGTAATGAACCCATTTACTCCTGCCTACTTACCTTACTATGCTACACCTTATGAAATGAATCCATATAGTATCTTTGGTGTAGGTATTGCAGAAAACATGGATGATACACAAACTCTTATGAATGGTTTTATGCGTATGTCAGTAGACAATGCTGCACTATCAGGAAACTTGTTGATAGAAGTTGATGAAACTAACCTAGTTCCCGGACAAGATCTTACAGTATATCCCGGAAAAGTCTTTAGAAGACAGGGTGGTGCTCCCGGACAAGGTATCTTCGGAACAAAATTTCCTAATGTGTCTAATGAGAATATGCAAATGTTTGATAAAGCTAGACAACTTTCAGATGAGTCCACTGGTTTTCCTTCGTTTGCTCATGGACAAACAGGTATACAGGGTGTAGGTAGAACTGCATCAGGTATTTCTATGCTGATGAATGCAGCTAATGGTTCTATTCGCAATGTTATTAAAAACGTAGATGACTATTTACTAGGACCACTAGGTAAGGCATTCTTTAGTTTTAATATGCAATTTGATTTTGATCCGACTATTAAAGGAGATCTTGAAGTTAAAGCACAAGGTACAGAAAGCTTAATGGCTAATGAAGTTAGAAGTCAAAGACTTATGCAGTTTATGCAAACAGTATCTAATCCTGCTCTTGCACCTTTTGCTAGAATGGACTACATTGTTAGAGAGATTGCTAAGAGTATGGATCTTGATCCTGATAAGGTAGCTAACTCTATGAGTCAAGCTGCTGTACAAGCAGAGATACTTAAAAAGTTTCAAGCAGAGAATCCACCTCCTGCACCTCCACAAGGAATGATGCCACCACAACAAGGTCAACCCCCTGCACCTCCGGGTGGACAGGTAGAAGATACACAAGGCTCTGGTGGTGGTACAATAGGAACTGGTTCAGTACCAACTCCACAAGAACCCGGATTTACTGGTGATCAAGGACCTATACAATAATGATAACATTAAGAAAACTTACTACTGATAAAGAGTTATGGGATGCATTTGTAGAGTATATAGATGATGCTATAGCTAAACAACATAAATCACTAGAGCAAGCAACAGAAGTTTCTATGGTCTATAAACTACAAGGATCTATTGCTTGTTTACGTAGAATGAAATATCTTAGAGATGAGTTAAATAGTAATGCAAACAAATCAACAGAGTAATCAATCTCCTCTACATAATTATGAATCTATGAGTGAAGAGGATTATGCTAATTTAAAGTTTAATTCTAAAGAAACAAGACCATATATTTATAATTTAGATCCTCTTAAATCTAAAGGTAAATCTTATGGATCTATAGCAGCAAACAATGTTGTCAGTTTAGTTAGTGGTTTAGCAGAACTAGGACAACATTATACTCTCCCTTTGTATAGACCTTTTGCAAAAAAATTAGCAGGAATGGATCTTGATCCTGAGTATGATGATGCTATAGAAAAAATGAAAGATGGTATAAGAAAAGATCCTCAGGGTTTTATTCAAGCAGCAGCTAGTGGTGTATTTGATGAATTTAAAGATGCTGCACAACAAGGTTTTATAAATTATGCTGCAGAAGGAGCAGTTAATTATGTAGAGCATTTTAGTACATCTACTAAACAACTTTTTATGGATACATTAAATGATTATGCTAAAAGAGAAGGTATTAATATTAATGAAGCAACAGATGATGAGGCAACTCATTTAAGATCTTTAGTTATACATGATGCTCTAGTTGTTTCAGGAGCAATACCGGGAGGTCAAGCTTTAAAAGGTGCTGTTAATTTAACTAGTAAGGGTGTTTATAATGCAGGTAAAGGTGTACAAGAATTTTTAAATAATAATTTTCCACCTGATAATGGAAGTTTACAACCTATTTCTTCAGGTATTAGTAAAAATATTAATACTAATCCACAAAATAAAAATAATTTACTAGATAATATTAATCAAATACTTGTGCCTATTCAAGGTAAAACAACTAAAACAAATTCTTTAAATATAAAAGATCCTGATCTAAGTAAAATTAGTAGAAGATTTGGTTGGGGTAGTAAATTTTCTTATAGAGTAGCAAAAAGATCAATAAATAAACTTTATAAAGAAGAAATTTATCCGAAGGCTTTAGATGCTAAAGGTGATATATTTAATGATATTAAATTATTACAACCAAATGATCAAGTAAATGTTAATAAAAGATTAAATGAGATATGGGTTAAGACTGGTTGGATGCCGGGAAAAAATAATGTATTGTTTACTGAAATAGATGATAGTGGTATTAAATTTAATTATCCTTTAAATAATGTAGGCGATTTTGCAGATGTTACTCCTTATAATACAATGTTACACAGAATGCATTTATCCTCATTAAATCCAAAAAAAGGAACTCCTGCTATACAATTGCAAGATTTAATTAAACATGATGACTTATTTAAGCTGTTTCCAGAATTAAAAAATCTTAATATTCAATTTACTAAATCTGGTGAAGCAATGGGAGCAAGGGGTCAATATGTTTCAAAAGGATCTATGGACAGTTATGGTAAAATAATAGATGATCCTAGAGGGATAATAGAATTAAACATTAAAAATCTTGTAGGTGATCCAGAGGATATTAATATTATTATGGATGGAAATAAATTAAATAATAATATTACAGATGCCACTCAAGAATCTATTATAAGTACGTTATTTCATGAAATACAACATGTAATACAAGGAAAAAATAACTTTTTAGGTTTTGGTAGACATAGTGGTATTAAGGAAACATTTAATGTAGCTAGGATGGATAATGCTAGAGAAGTGGCTAAAAGAATTGATACTTTTAATGGTTTAGATAAATACGGTATTACTCCGGGTCATCCTTTATATAGACCATTACCTGATTATTATATACAGTTTTACAGAAATGGAGAATATGATATTGTATCAGATCTTGCTAAAGTAAGTCCTACTGAATATCCTACATTAGCAGGTAGTAATGCTCCTTCACCAATAAAATTAAGTCCTAAAGCAGCTGAAGTGTTATCAAAAAAATTGCAGTATGAATTAATGGAAAAGATTGGTGCTCCTGCAGAAGAGTTTATGTCAACATCTACATTTAATAAAAAATCTGAACTTATGAAAGATCCTCAAAAATATTTTAATGATCTTAAAGAGGGAAATGTATTTCATAATATAAAAAAACATTTTACATATCTTAATGACTTAGCAGAAGTTGAAGCTAGATTAGTTCAAGCTAGATTAAATTTACCTTTAGAGTTAAGAAAGCAAATTCCTCCTTATCAATCAAGTGGAGAAGCTTATTTTGAAATGATGAATAAGTTTATTGGTATGAAAACAACACCGTCTTCCGCTTCTAAACCTGCCGGTGCTGCAGCAAGATTAACTTTATTTGATTTATTAGTAACAGGTAAAAATCCTGAAATAAAATTTACTGATCTTACTTCTAAGGGTGGGATAAATCCATCAAAATTAACAGATTTAGAATCAGGTATAGATACTGTGGAAGATTTTGTATCTAAGTTACAAAAAAATATTAAAAATTCTTCTTTATTAAAAGATTTAAAAAATACTAAATTTAAAGGATCATCTATTGACAAAGATTTAGATGCAGATAATTTATCACTAGCAATAGCTGAAGCAATAACGTATCAAGATTTCCAAAAAATATTTTTTACAGGACTTCAGAAAGGTGCTTTATCAGAAGCAGATCCTTTTATAGATGGATTAAATAAGATAGGATTAGAAACTATTATTCCACAAATAGAAGAACTTCAGTCTGGATTTTTAAGTAGGTTTATAATGGATACTAAAATAAATACAAATCTATTTAATAACTTTATGACCCCTGAAGAAAAAGAAATATTTAAAAATATTAAATCTGTCTCAGAATCAATAGATCCAACATCAGGTGCTAAAATTTTAAAACGTAAAACTAGAAATGATTTTAATATAGAAGAAAGAACTCTTTTACATAAACTTTTACAAATTAGGGATTATAGTTTTGATAAACCATTAGAAATGTCTGAGATAGATGCTACTAGAGTTGCAGCTGAGTTTAAAATAGGAACAGATAAAATACCACAATATATACAAGGTCCGGGTCAGTCAATTACTATAGATAATAAATACAAATTTTAGGAGATACTAAATGGAACAACAAATGGGTGGATTACTTAGAAAACCTATTAAAGCTCATCAAGGCACTGTTGTTGACGGAAAGATTGTTTACGAAGGAGAAGATACTTCTTCAGGTAATATTGTTTCTCCAAAAGAATCTGCTCCTGTTGCTACTCCTGCAACCTCTATTACTCCTCCTGCAGTATCAACTCCTGCACTTGCTCCAACTCCAACTCCAACTCCAACTCCAACTCCACCTCCTGCATCTGCAACTACAACACAACAACTTGTACAACAACCTGTGCAACAACCTGCACCTCAACCTCCAACTCCACCTCCTCCACAACCTGTGGCACAACCTGTTGAAACACCAGAACAAGCAGAGCAAGTAGCTAGTACATTTGTTCCAGAGAATGTTAAAAGGCTCAGCAAGCCTCCTCTCCAACTTCTAGATGCTAAACCTCACACTGATGTTAGACCTTTCCAACTTATAGATGGTAAAGTTAGACCATCTAACGAACAATTACTGGAATTGATAAAGAAAAATCCAAATCTTTTGGGGATAAAAAGGGATGCATTAGATCAAAGGGCAGCTGAATATACTAAGCAAAACCCTCAGGCTCTTCAGCAACAGAGTTTATTACCACAGCAAGTATCTGATGCTCAAAGATTTGTAGACAGTAGATACACTAAGAAGGAAAGAGCTAAACAACAAGCTATTATGATAGAACAAGCAAGAAAAAAATTTAAGGAAGATTTAAAGAAAAAACAACAAGCAGCTGCTACACAGTCTCCAAAAAGATTACCTCAACCATACAGACCTACTCAAGAAGAAAGAATTGAGATAGCTAATCTAGAAAATATTATTAGAAATTCTCCAGAACTTAAACTTTTACAAAAAGAAAATAAAGAGTTTTTTGAAATACGACAAAAAGAATTAGGTCCATATCACAGAAAAATTATTGAAGCTAAAAGACAGTTTGGACCACGATCTCAGGAATTTAAAAATGCTATGGAAAGTATGCAGTTTCAACAAAGATTATTTGCCAAACAGTATGCACCAACAATGCAACGATTAAATAAATTACGATCAGATCTTAATAATTCTGATGCTATTAAAAATATGAGAGAAGCACGAGATAGAATTTTTAAAAGAAATAAAATTCAAGAAAATGTACCTAGTCAATTTAATAAAGGTGGAATGAGCATGGAACAACAGATGAGCCTATTTGAAGAAGGTGGAATGAAAGATGATGGACTAAATATAGATCCTGTAAGTGGTAATGATATTCCTCCGGGATCATTAGCTAAAGAAGTTCGTGATGATATACCTGCACAATTAAGTGATGGTGAATATGTTGTTCCTGCAGATGTTGTTCAGTATTATGGTGTAAAGTTTTTTGAAGATCTTAGAATGGAAGCTAAATCAGGTCTTGCAGAAATGGAAGCTACAGGTAGAATAGGTGGTGAGCCAGTAGAAGTAGATATGACTATGATAGCTTTTGGTCAAAAGGATAAAGACAAGAAAGAGAAGAAAGCTACAGGTGGTGTTGTTGGATTTGATAATGGTGGTGTTAGTGCAGATCAAAAAGCAATAGATGCATCACAACCTAAGTTTAATCCTCAAGATTATAGTGTTTTAGGATTTACTCCGGGTAGTCCTATTTATCAAACAGGTCAAGGTCAACCACAACAAAATAAAACTACTATGACTTATTATCATGGACAAACTGGTGAGTCTAAGGTAGTTACTTTTGTTAATGGTGTTGTAACTCCTGCTACTGACTTACAGTTTACTCAACCACCTTGGTCTCTAAATAAACCAACACAAACTCAACAAGAAGTTGTTAGAGATAGAGATGACAAAGATACAAATAAAACTGTTGAGGATATTAGAAAAGATGCTTGGGGTGTAGATCAAGATAAATATGATTTTACTAATTGGGATTCTGATAGATTTTTTAAAGAAGCAGCTGATCAATTAAAAATATCAATGAGTGAAAGAGTTATTACTGGAGTAGCTACTATGGTAAATCCACTTATAGGTGGTGTTATAAGTCAAGCTGCAACTGCTGATGGTTTTGTTAATACACAAGTAATGATAAATATGTTGAAAGCAGCAGGTAGAGAAGAAGATGCTGATAAAATGCAAGAAATGTATGATACAGCATTTAATAATTTAGGCTCTATACAAAAGAGTATGTTTGAAAGTAAACTTGGTCAAAAGTTTTTAAGTGGAGGAGTTACTATTGTTCAAGGTAATGCAAGTACTAATCCACTATATAAAGATTTTATAGGAGGTAAAACTACTACTACTGCTAAAGCTCCTATTGGTGGTGGTGAAGGTGGTGTTGATCCTAACTGGAGGAAAAAAGCTGCTTCTAAAAATAAAACTGGAAAAGATCGTGCTGATGATGATAGTCCTGATACAAGTGATTTTAGTCCAACAGTTAAAAATCAACAAATGGCATCAGCAGTAAGAGAAGGTGTAAGCACTAAAACAGCAACTGAATTATCTGGTTCTAAAATGAAACCGGGTACTGATGTTGGAACTGGAAAAGGTGGTGCAGATAAAATTGGACCACAAAATAAAGGAGGATTAATACAAAGACCAAAACGTAAAAATAAAAAGTAGATTGGCTACTCAACAATGTTGACCCCAAGAAAGGAAATAGAATGCCAGAATTAGAAAATGTGGAAGCACAAAAAACTGCAGGATATATGAGCAGAAGTAGATCTAAGTATAAAGACAAGATCAAAAAAGAAGAAGAAGAACTAAAACAACTTATGGAACAACAAGGTAAACCTCAAGAAGTTCAAGAAGAACAAAAGGTTGAAGAAAAAACTGAAGAAGCTAAACCAGAAGTTGAACTTAGTGATGAAGAGAAATCTTTTAAAACTCGCTATGGAGATGTAAGAAGACACCTAGCTGCTAAAGAAAAAGAATATAATGCCAAGATTAAGGAGCTAGAAAGTAAACTAGGAGAAACTGAA